TTCGCCGGAGAAGCGAGCTTCTTCAGTTACCGGTCAAGGAACTGGTTCGTCGCCAGCGCCAGGTTGAAAACAACATTTGGCGCGTCAAATCAGAGATAGCGAAGGGAGATAAACCGCACCTGGACCCGATACGGCGGGAGAGGTTAACCGGTTATGAGAAAGAACTGAATGATATCAATCGCTTACTGGAATGAGTTATTACTTCAGCTTGAAGGAACTCAGGCAGGAAATGACAGATTCCCGCCTGTTCTCCAGACGGTTTGAAACCATGCTGGCTTTCAAACTGAATAGTCTGAAAGAATTATGCGGGCGTCTGCCCGGCGATAACGAGGCTTTTTTCATTGAAACGCAAAAGAGCTTCACGGCCTTTACTTTCATTGTTTACCTGATAAGGTATGCCGGACGGGTTAATCATCTCTATATCGCCACGTATTCGACGAATGAGCGCATTATAAACGCTTTGTTGAGATGGCGCGAAAAGGAATTGATAGGCAGCATCCACCTGCATATCTCGGAAACGATAAAGTTCCGTATGCCGAAGATTTTTGAACGGTTGGTGCAGCTCCATCAGGATGGAGTGATTGAATTATCATTCGCCTGGAGCCACAAAAAAATAACCTGCCTGGACACATCCACAGGTTTCTTCGTGGTCGAAGGTTCAGGCAATTATGATGAGAATGCGATGGAAGAACAATATGTTTTCTTAAAAAACAAAGAAGTATATGAGTTTCGTAGCGGACGAATTGGTCAAATGGCGTAAAGAACCGCCATGGTATGACCGGATTGATATGGATGAGTTTGAACACTTGGCAGGCATCGGCTATGAGCCGAAGCAAATTGCCATGTACTATAATGTTCCGGTGAATGATTTTCTTTGGTACTTCAACCTGGTTGGCTCTCCGCTGAAGTTTCACTATGAACGTGGCGAGCTTGTGCAGCGGGCTAAAGAGGGGCTGGCAATGTCTGCCAGTGCCGAAACCGGAGACAATGTGACGCAGGCGCAGCGGTTTGATAAATTCCGTCAGGCGACGGGATATCGCAATTCCATTAACAAAATTTTCTTTGATGATATAGGATGATGTTCGATAAATCTTACTTTGACACATTACAGGACTACATAGCGTCCGGTTGCACTATGGAGCTGACGGCTGATGAACTGGACTATTACAATACCCTCTATGCACTTGTAGGTATAAACCGGAAGTACGGCAAGGATAACGCTATTGCCTTCCTGATGCACGAGCCGTTCAACGTTGAGCGGCTGCGTGCCAGGAAGATGTACAGTGAGGCGATTAACCTGTTTTACCTCAATGATACCATTGAGAATAACGCTCATCGCAACATGATGTTCGACAACCTGATGAAAGCTGCTCAGGTAGTTCTGCAAAATGCCGTCAGCTCCAAAGATATGGAGGTGTACGGCAATCTCAACATACAGGCGGCTAAAATCAAACAACTGGATAAGCCTGATCCGGTCAAGCCGAAAGAGATAGACGAAAAACCCATCAAGATATACGACCTTAATCCGGAAGCGGTGGGACTGGATGCGGCGAACCGCCAGATACTGGCTGCTCAGATTGATTCTGTTGACCTTCCTGAGAGGGAGAAAGTACGCCTGAAGCGTGACGCTAACATTGTAGATATTGACTTTGAGGAGATGCTGAATGACCAGGAAGAAAAAACTAAAGATATCGGATGAGGTAGAAGTGCGCTTCTCCAACTGGATGGCGCAGCTCATTGCTATAATGATGCCCTGGTCCCTGTATTGGATTGCCGGGCGTGCTTCTGCTAAGACTGTACAGGTCTTGGCCGAACGTGTGCAGGAAGTTTCTTTGGATTGTCAGGGTGCGCCGTTCGCTTGGGTTGCTGATACCTATTCCGATTTGCATAAGAATGTGATCCCGTCTCTCATCGACGGTCTTTCGATGTTAGGGTGGGAAATGGGTATCCATTATGTGATTAACCAGGAGCCGCCTCAGGAGTGGAAAGACCGCATGTATAACGTCTGTACAGACTGGCGCAACACGATGGTATTCTATACCGGCTTTAACTTTACCTTTATCTCGCTCGATAGGCCGTCCATTGGTGCCGGGCGTTCCTATGTCGGTGTTTTCGGTGATGAGGTGAAATATTTTCCGGAAGAGAAGTTCACGAACTTGCTGAAGGCGGTTCGTGGTTTCCGCGTGAAGTATGGCGATAGCGTCTGGTATCGTAGCCGTACACTGACAACGGATATGCCGGACCCGAACCATCTCGGTGAATACGATTGGATACTGAAGCTGGCCAAACAGAATGACAAGCGAAAAATATTGCTGATGTTGCGGGCTGGCTTTGTCTACAATGAGACGAAAAAAGAATATGTAGCCTGTTTGCAGAAATATAAGGAATTGAAAGCTGCTTATCGTTCAGACACATCTTTAGCTGCGAAATTGGATGCGGCCGAACGCTCGATGCAACTTGCTGGCAAGAACATGAAACGGTGGGAAGAACGCTGGATTAAGACTCGCCGGGGCACGTCGTTTTTCTTTATTTCTTCCTCGTATGTGAATGCCGACGTGTTGGGAGAAGATTGGTTCAGCGATGAATTTGCTGAAGGGCTGGAAGGTCTTCTTTGCAATGTGCTTTCCGTTATTCCGAAACTGGAGGCCAGCCAGATGTTTTATTGCAACCTGGCAATGAAGCATTTCTATGCGGATGGCTTTCTGAATGACGTGATCGAGCAACATGAGTTCGGTTGGAATCCGGATTGCTCCGTTCTCCGGTACCTGGATAAGAACAAACCACTGGAGGCAGGTATGGACTCCGGCAATATGCTGTCTATGGTATTCGGTCAACGTAATGGCAATGTAATGCGCATACTGAAGGAATTGTATACGCTTCCGCCTAATAGCGTGCGTGAGCTGGCAGACCAGTTCCTATATTACTTCCGCCCGCATAAGCGTAAGATACTGAAGCTGTATTATGACCGGTCAATGAATAACTATAAGAAGGTGTCTGCTGATATGGCGACACAGATCAAGAAGAATATTGAGTTTGATGCGGATGAGAAGCGCACGGGGTGGCAGGTACAGCTCATGTCTTTGGGGCAGGGGAATATTGGTAGCAATATGGAATATCGGTTCTTCATGGACTTGCTCAGTGGCAACCTGGCACGCAACCTTTTCACTCTGTTGATTGACCAGTACAATTGCCCGAACCTCAAGTCTGAGATGGAAGTAACCGGAACGGCCATCAAGAGCAATGAGAAGACTGGTACGAGCATTACCGTGAAGCTCAAGACCGGAGATAAGTTACCTACGCACAGGCTGCCTAAAGAGTCTACGAATCTGACGGATGCCCTGAAGTACTTCACCATGCGAAAAGAGTTTGTGCGAGTATGGGATAGGGGACGAAGCTCATCCGCTGCCTCTGTGGTTTGATCATTTCTTTCTTTACTGTTGGGTTAGCTCTGTTGTCCGTGAGGATGGCAGGGCTTTTTATATGAAGGGTATCGTAAGGGGTGGGATTTGATGCGTGAGGGGGCGGTAAGGGCTGTTTTAGGGAGAAATTTAAAATAATTTACAATATTTGTAAGGAATAGCGAAAAATTAACGTATTTTTATCATTTTGTAACAAAAATTTATCATATTTCCGACCCGAGGCGGCATTTGCGACCGCAACGGGACGACGGCGCGGCTCGGGCAGCAAGCTGTTACATCCCTCCGATAATTATCGCAGGGATGGGATTTCTTTTTGGTATTCAGAGGAATATCTTTTCTGACAGGACATTTTTAGTTCAAAAAATGCCCTGATTAGAAAGGGAGTCCGCCTGATGAGGAACCAGGCGCGCGAAAAATCCGTGTGGCAAACCCGCCTTGATGAATGTACTTAGGTACAATCAAGCCGAATTTTTGCCACACGGATTTTTCGCGTTTTAGCGGTAGAAAGCGGTGCTTTCTGTTTGTTTTTTTTGCGTTCACGCAGAGGTTACCGGATTATAATCCCGTAACCGGGTGAAAACGCCCCGTCTTCCATTCCCCGCAACAACGCAGGCTATTGTCTTGGCAATGGAAGACCGGGCAGAGCGGTATAGTTTGCAACTATGTATTTCCAGCTGTTTCCTTTATCTGATTCTCGCCTTTTATTTCTTTCTCCAGTCACCGCGCAGTTTCGCTTTTTTGTGCTGCAAAGGTAAATGTTGACGTCACTGGCTCAAGTTCAAGCGGTGTTTCAGAAAAAATCTCCACCCTTCAGGTAGTATTCAAGCCGTTCCGGTTTTCTGAAAAACTTGCTCCTGTTCCTTACAACACCTTTTGATGCAGCGTAAAAAAGGCGAAACATACCGCGTAGCGACAGGCGACGCAGAAAAAAAAAGCTCCAATCAGGGAAACAGCAAATAAAAAGGCTAACACCCACGAGCTCAAAGTTCAACATAAAATTTTAAAGTTATGACAGCAAAAAGAAACATTCCCGAAGCATGGCGGCAACAGTGGTCTAAATTCATGTTCAACTTCTTCGATTACTTACCTACTAAGTACGAGGCGAATAAACGTGAGTGGGCAATCAGAAAGATGATATGGGACTTTAAGGACGGTAAACGTAGTGTATCAGTTGCGGAACTCGTAGCGAAGAAAATACGGGTACAGTTCGGGGCGGATTGTGAGAATGTGACGTTCGTTTGTATTCCTGCAAGTTCGGCAGAGAAGAATAAAATCAGATACAAGGTCTTTGCCGAAGAAGTGGCACGGCTGACAGGATGCAGCAACGCATATAAGGCAATCACCATAGAGGGCGGACGTCTCGCCATCCATGAGTCAAAGAGTAGTAAGACGGTGCAGGATGTTGAAGTTATTAAGTTCGACAGCAGCTTTTTCAATGGGAAAAAAGTACTTCTGTTTGATGATATACTGACGCAGGGTCATTCTTACGCCCGCTTTGCTTGTGCTTTGGAAAAGTTAGGCGCTGAGGTATTAGGTGGCTATTTTTTAGGTAAAACAATTCTTTCTTAACTCTTTAACTTATAAATCATGAATACTTTATTTGACAATGATTGCCGCTATATGAGCGACAGAGAACTTATTTACGAGATTACCAATAACAGGCAAATCGTTTCCGATATCGAGCGGAATAATGGAGAAATAGACCTTGATAAACTGTTTGCATCCTTGACACCTGGGCGTAAAAAAGTTGCCATTGCAGCAGTAGAAATGTATAAGAGACAGCAGTCTCTGCAGGTAGAACGTAGGCTAATTCTTTCAAGCAAGGATATATACGAGCTGATGCAACCGTTAATTGGTGCTTTGCGTAACGAGGAATTTTGGGTAGTGGCGATAAATAATGCATCCCGAATAATCAAGAAAGTGCAGGTTTCTGTAGGTGGTATAGATCAGACTTCGGCAGATGTGCGATTAATTATGCGGGTGTTGATTGATACGGGAGCATCGCAGTTTGCAGCGGTACATAACCATCCGAGCGGTAACCAGAAGCCGAGCAACGATGACAGGAAGTTAACGGAACAGTTGAAAAAGGCGGCGGAGATATTCAACATTCGGATGATGGACCATGTGATAATAACGGATGGAGTATATTATAGCTTTTGTGATGAAGGAATGATTTAAGTGGGGAGGGCGCAAGGGGGGCGCCCATCCCGTTTTGCTCGCACGCTCGCAAAACGGGATGGGACCCAAAGCGGTATTTATGAGAGATTTTTCCGTTCCTTCTACCACGGAGGGGTTAAATAATGGTAATTTTGCTATTGTTTATTTGCGAATAGTGGTAATTTTGCTACCTTTGTGAGGTCAAACAATAAATCATAAGATAATGAAAAGTACAGAATTACACCGGATGTTCATTAAGAAGGGATGGAAGTTCGACCATGCGGAAGGAAGCCATTACTTTTATAGGAATGAAAAAGGTGAATTAACGGAGCCCGTTCCTTTTCATGGGGCTAAAGAAATGGGGAAGGGGTTAGCTAATAAATTAATCAAGAAGTACGGGCTTTGATTTCCGTACTTTCTAAAAAAGAAAGGGTAGGATTATGGAAAAAATTATTGTAGTGATTGAGAAAAGCAAGGATTTTTACGACGGATATTCGGATAATTGTGACGGTATCTATGGCGCTGGTGACAGCATACAGGCTGTAAAGGATGATATTCATGAGGCGATTAGATTGATTAAGACGAATTTACCTGTAGAACAATGGCCGGAGCAAATCAAAGGCGAGTATGAAATTGAATTTAAGTTGGACGTAGCGAGTTTTTTGGAATATTATTCAAAGTTTCTTTCTTTAGCTGGTATGGAGAAGATTACAGGTATCAATCAAAAGCAGCTTTCTAATTACTTGAATCATCGTTCTATACCTCGCAGACAACAGGCGGAACGTATTTGCAGCGGACTTCATTCATTTGCGAAAGAATTATTATCGGTAACACTCTGATTTGTTGTTTGACACCACTTTTTGGAGTTTTTTTCAGAGGTCTTCCATTGTGAAGGCCTCTTTTGTGTGTTTTAAAAGTGAATGTGTACGGAAAAATGTTACATTTGTGCATGTTTAATTTTATATCTGATATTATGAAGAAAATTTTGCTTTTGATGGCGATGTTTGCCAGTATGAATGTGATGGCGCAAGGTAATCCTATACAGTGTGATAGTGTAATCCAAGCACAAGGTAAGAATGTAGCAGAGCTATATCCTATGATAAAAGCATGGGCAGCCATAACCTATAATTCTGCTAATGCTGTAATTCAAATGGATGATCCACAGAATGGGATATTGATATGTAAGGGTGCTTTTAAATATACCGCTCCTGGGGGTATGACTTATAGGTATATTGATGGATGGGTTACTTACACTTTGAAAATCCAAGTGAGAGATGAACGTTATAAAGTTACTGTGGGCGACTTTATCCATGAAACAAGTGATTTGCAGTATAAAAAGACTTGGAGTTTCGGTCTTATAACTGATAGGGAGAAATTTAAGGAAAAGGGATTGCAAGATAAAAGATGGACTAAAACATGGCCGGATTTGAAGATAAAAAGTAAAATGGAGTTTATGACTATTGTCATGTCATTGTCTGATGCGACTTCCGGCAAAAGCAAGATACTTGATACAAATGATGATTGGTAATTTGTGTATATTGAATTTAAAACATTAAATGTATGAAACGTCTTTTAATATTGCTCTTTATTTTAGCAAACTGCACAATATGTTTTTCTCAGAGTAAGACCGAATTGAAAAAGGAAATCGGTGACCTTAAATTGATGATTGAGGCATATAAACAGACCATTAAAGAAAAAGATATGCAGCTACAAGATTTACGGAATGAGTATGCTAATCTTCAAGTATTGATGGTGAAAATTGGGAATATATTGAATACAGAGAATGTAGTTCCAACACCCAATGTTTCCACGGAAAAAAAAGAAAATAGCGTGATGCAGCAGTGCAAGGCTATCACAGCTTCTGGTTCTCAATGTTCAAGAAAAGTAGAGGTGGGTAGTGATTATTGTTGGCAGCATAAAAAAACTAAAACGACTTCTGGGTCAAGAGAGATACATACAGGTCCAAGAGGCGGTAAATACTATATTAATAGTAGTGGTAAAAAGGTGTATGTGAAAAGAAAAAAATGATGTGTTTGTTTGCTGTTTCAAATATAATCCCCATATTTGCAGAGTCAAACAAATCGTATGTAAGTACGTCGATGTGCATCGTATAATGCTCACGAAATTTGATGGTTTTTTTTATGCCCTTACGTATCATTTTCCTGACGTCAGGAAAATGGTCTATATAAAATGGCGGCTGCCTTCCCGATTGTGATTTTGCCTTCGGCGTAAATCTACGATTTGTTTGACGACACGGGAATTGGCAGCCGTTTTTCTGCCTAAACGTCAAACAAATCGTAGTTATGAAAAAAGAAATCTATGGCACACAGGCTGTGCCGACGCCCAACATCAATGTTGCGGGCAGTGTTAATGCTCTCACAGAGCAAGTTAATGACCTCCAAAGCCGCTACTATCGTAGCTTGGCTCCTGACTGCGAACTTCGCAGTGCCTCTGACCGCTGGTACTTCGGTGCGATTCTCGCTACTTGTATCGGGTTTATCTTTCCTCCCCTATTCGCTGTTACCGCATTGTGCGTTTATAAGGCAAAGAAGTGCCGGAAAGGAGGTGCGGAATGATTGCAGAAGTAAATAACGTTGTGTTAACAACTTTGGTGAGCAAGACACTGGCAGGTATTCAAGAGGGTGGCGGTAGCGACTTGTGCGAGGCTATTGATAGGGCTATAGGCACTATTCTTGACTTGAAGATAGGGGGCAATGTGGATGCAGATAAACTTATCTTTGATATTAGTGATTTACGAATTGTGGCTGGTATCATCAGGGACCTTGTTCCTCAGAAGGAGAAAGGAAGTGTGCGATGAATGATTTATTGATTTACAGCCTTCCGACAAACGGTTTGAGGGCCGCCATTGCTGTGGCTAAAGAAATACATTCAGAAATGGGAATGAAACCTGATGAAATTCGGTTGAGTACTGGTGAACGTGTTTCTTATAACTGGCAAGATATAAAGGCTTTGGAACATGGAGAAATGAGTGAAGAAATCTATATTTCAAAGAATAAGATTGCTTGATTTTTCGTATTTTTGTAGGTATGAAAACGAATGAAGAATTAGCAAAGGAACTGAAGGATGCTGTTAGCAATATCCATGGTATGAATTATCTTATAGATAAAGGGATTGTCATGTTTAAACCAGAGACGAGATGTGTAGAGGTACATTATTTGCTTTGGCATACATTTTCTAAACAGGGGCTTGTTAAGTTTTGCCATTCCCTGTATTTCAATATGGAGATGAAACTGGTTGCTTCAAAACAACCTCTCATACAGGGTGAGCCTATTACTATCTGGGTGAATTATGGCTCTGTGCCTAATGAATATAGGAAAGTAGGGCATGTGAAGATGTGCAAATATAATTCTGTGACTGGATTTGAAGTTGTATAACCTTTGAATATGATGAAATCCCCGATAGGCTTCAGCTTGTCGGGGATTTTTTATGTCCTTTTTCGTGGAAGGCGCTTCGGGTACTTTTGCAGCATGGGATCACATGGAGAAAGATTGGCTATGGAGAAGAACCGGAACAGTTGGAGGGGCAAAGCTAACCAGCTGGGCGGTGAACGGTACCCGCTGGATGTCATCATTGAAGGTGATACCGGCATAACGCAGCAATGGGAGCGGCAACAGGATAAAGAAGCTGTGGCGGCATTCAATGCGCGGGTACAGGCGTGGGGTACCAAGGTGGACAGTGCGTTGCGGTCTTCCATCAGTAACTGGATTACGAAGGATGTGAAGTTGTCCGGGTCGCTGAAACAGAATTACCGGCATTACGGTAAAAAAATATCTGCCGGAGAAGAGGTGACAAGTGTAGGTTTCGCTTTCAAACCTGAAGGAATTTATGTACACTTGGGTGTAGGCCGTGGATACAATATGCAGGGTGGTACCCGAATACTGACGAAGAAGTCGGGCGGATGGAACCGAAATCCGAAACCGTGGTTTAACCCGGTGATCGAGGCGCATATTCCGGAACTGGTTGAGATTGTGAGAGAGTATTGCGGGACGCTTCTTGTGAATACTACGAGAATATTTATCAATAGATAGTTATGGGAGATATCAAAAAGAAAATAGGGCATTTCAATTTTGTGGATACGGTGGCCGGACAGTATGCCATTAACATGAACTGGAGCCAGGAGATGAGCCAGTTTTTCAATGGAGATTCGAAAAACTGGGACGGTGATCCGACGAATGTGGCGGGTGTCCGTGTTGTGCCCTGGGGGCCTGACAACAATATGCCGAATGCTATCCGGAATTTGCTGGAGAAAAATAACCTGGGACCCGGTATCTTGGACAGGAAAATGGGATTGTTGTATGGACAAGGCCCGTTGCTTTACCGGGTGAATATTATGGATAATGAACGGGTGCAGGAGTGGCTGGTGGATGATGAGATACAGGAGTGGCTGGATAGCTGGGATTACCGGAAGTATATCCGGGATGTGCTGGTGGAATATACGCACATGAACGGGCAGTTCACCAAGTATTATATGGGAAAAGGTGTCCGCATTGGCCGCCCGTGGGTGAACAGGCTGGAGTGTCTGCATAGCGGTGAGTGTCGGCTGGTATGGCCGGAGAATGACAGCCGACGTCTGGAAGACGTGACGGCGTATCTGACCGGTGACTTTGACAGTTACCGGAGCCGCAGTTTCCTGAAGTACCCGGCTTTCGATAAGTGGCAGCCGTCGAAATATGAGACAGCGGTGAAGTATCACTGTATGCGCAGTTTCGGGCGGAATATGTATGCGATATCCTGTTTCTATGGCTCAGTTCCCTGGCTGGAGAATGCGAATAATCTTCCGGAGATTATCCGGCATCTGAATGAGAATATGATTGCGGCGGCGTATGTGGTGCATAGTCCGCAAGAGTACTGGACACAGTGTGAACAGAGATTACGTGAGATGCATCCTGAATGGGATGACGCACGGGTATATAAGGAGATTGAACGTTTGCGGGATGAGGTGACGAAGACCATTGCGAACGTGATGGCGGGGCAGAAGAATGCCGGTAAGTTTTTTTCCTGTGTAGACTTTTTGGATGAGTTTGGGCATGTGCAGAGCTGGAAGATTGAGCCTATTGAAATGAATATAGACAAGTACATTGAGGCTCAGGCGAAGATATCACGCATTGCGGACAGCTCGACCACATCTGGTTTCGGCTTGTCTCCGGCATTGGCCAATATTATTATAGACGGGAAGAGTGACAGCGGTAGCCAGATGCTTTACGCCCTAAAGATATTCTACGGTGCTGACACGCAGATTCCGGAAGAAATCGCACTGGAGGCCATTAATGATGCTATCCGCATTAATTTCCCGAATAAGAAGGGGATTTTCCTCGGTATTTACCGGAAGGTGATTAACAAAGAAGATAATGTGTCGGCGCCTGATCGCTCGACTAATCAAGTGTAAATTGCTATGGAACAGAAAAAAGACATTGAATTTCCCGATTGCTGGGAAGAGCTGAAGCCGCTGGAGTGGCTCCATTTATTGAAAATCCGGGATAAATTGATGAAGAAATCCGGTATCAGCCTTCGCGATGTGAAGCGTGACTGGTGTGCGTATGTGTTGAAAAACCGGGGATATCGCCTGGGGGGAGTGGATGATATGCTAATGGTTGATGGCTTGGCTGATACGCTGGACTGGATGTGGATGATAGGTGAAGATACCGGGCTGGATGGCGTTACGGTAACTGAAGCTCAGTTGACGTATGACTGTACGGTGAACCTTCTTCCTAAATGGCGGTCATGGGGCTGACTTGACATTCGGTGAGTTTCGCCAGGCGGCTGCCGTGATGAATCAATACAATGCCGGACAGAACCCGGCAGACCTGCGGGCGTTATGCGCCATCCTTTACCGGAAACCGGTGAAGGAAAAAGGGTGCGCATTGCGTGAGCCGTTTCGTCCACAATATATGGGGCGATACATGGGGTTGGTGCGTGATATGCCGGAGTGGATTCAATGGGGAATTTATGCCTGGTTTGCTTACTTCTGTGATTACCTGTTTACCGGGACGTTTATCATTGAAGGGGTGGAGGTTTGCTTTGCACCGGTTTTTGAGCGACACCGGAAGAGTCCGGAGGCTCAACCTGGTACTATCCAGAACTTGGGGATGAATAGCGTATTGTATTCAGTTGCCGAAAGCGGTGTTTTCGGCAATGTGGATGCTACGGATGACACGCAGTTGCTGCGTGTGATGATGAAGTTGCTTGATGATAAACAGCGGGCAGACGAAATGATGCGAAACTTAAAAAAATAGCAGCTATGATTTTCAACAAGGAGAACAGGGGTGCGCAGGAATTGCGGGAGTTGACGGGCAATTATTATGCGAACAATAAGTTCGATAAGATTGCCGGTGAGATAGAATTGGCCGCTGAAGAACTGGCGGCATTGGTAGGGGATGCCGTGATGAATCTGGCTGGGAAATACTATGCTGACCCCGGCGAAGATGCAGACGCGGAACTGGTGCGTAAGGTGCAGCGTCCGATTGCCATCCTTGCTACGCTCCGGATGTACCGGAAGAATGATCTCAGTCATGAGGATGACGGCCGGAAATTCAAGATGACAACAGATGGGAGTGAGAAACTTCCGTGGGAGTGGCAGCTGGATCGGGATGATGCGCTGCACCTGGAAGAATATTACCGGGCAGTGGATGCGCTTATCCGGTATCTGAATAAAGAGCAGCTGAAGGAGTGGACGGAAACGGCTTCATACAAGCTGTCTCAGACGCTTATCATCCGAAACGGTGAAGCGTTCGATAGCTACTTTCCCATCGAGCGGAGCGAACGGATGTACCTGATGCTGGTACCGTTCATCCGCGAAGCGCAGATGCTGATGGTGAAGCGTGCCTACGGTGGTGGATGGGATGACTTGCTGAAGGAAAAGGATGTACCGGAAACGGATGCTCATTTTGCCGCTTGCAAAGCTGTGGCACTGTTGGCCATGAGCATGGCATTACGCCGGTTGTCACTGGGGGTTATTCCTGGCGGAGTGATCCGCAGGTTTATGACGGAGAACGGAATGGGAGAGAGTGAACCGGCATCGCTGGGAGATGTGGAGAGAGTAGCCGGATGGATGGCGGATGATGCCACTACCTGGGTGAATGAAATGAAGCTGGCGCGTGATGGCGGACCGGCGGAATACGAACTGTTGCCTAAGAATGACAGGCGCAATAAATATTGCAGGTTATGAATGTATTGCAGCGACCGAGGGAGAAAGAGTTCTGCGCGACAATGCGGGACTACATCATTGATACCGATGTTACAATAACGTTTGCCGTGAAGTATGGCGGCAAAACGATATTGGATGAAGAGTATGTTCCTGATGCGAACAACCAGGTACGTGTCCGGAAGTTGGGGAAGTTTTGTGAGCTGGCGTTGTGGGGTGTCTGGTGTGCCGGAGAAACAAGCTGGCAAACTGATGCTGCGGGTACATTCACGTTCCTGATAAATGGTGTTCAGGACGCGCAGAGTTTTGTAATGTTCAGTCGTCTTCAGACGAAAAAAGATGCGGATGCACCTGGTTGGTTGAGTGAGGTAAATCGGAAGGTTACCCGTGATGGATGCAAGGAGTATGTCAGTATGGTGATGGGACGGGGGGCAAAGGTGACGGCAACAGGGTATGCTACTGACGGTAACAGTGGTGATACTTTATTGTTGAGTGTAGACAGTGGAGATACGGTTGCCCCGATGACTCTTGATGTTAGTCCGGAACGGATAAAGGGACTGTTCCCTGATTTGAATTTAGAACGGTATGTTGTCAACTGCAATAATAACGGCTATGAGTTCCTGATTGATAAGACTCGGTATCTGGATACCTGGTGTTTCCGCTATAAGAATGTTTATGATATGCCGGAGACGTTATCCGCTGTTGGAGGAATTTCCATCAATGGCAATAATGAAGATGATACAGCATCCATGTTTGGTGTGGATCGCAAGTTCGGAGTGAAGGTGACGGATGAATATACGGCCAATAGTGGCATCATTATGCTTCAGAGTGATTATAGGTTGTGGCATAACCTTATGAATGCTCAAGAAGCGGATATTTTAGTGGATGGTGAGTGGCTTCCTATCCTGATAACAAAGCAGAAATATGAACGTGAGTTACGGAGAAGTGTGCTGAAAGCGGTTGAGTTCACTTTCCGCATGGCGGACCCGGAACAAAATAATCTGATACAGGTATGATTAATATTCTGAGATACCGCGAAATATTGGCAGAGCTGAGAGCCAGGATCAACCAGCGGAGTGAAATGAAAATAGATGGGGTGATACTTGCGGTCAGTGACAAACATCTGACGAAGAAACTGAGGGATCAGGCCGGATTCTTCCTGTGTGCAAACTTTCCGGATGCAGAATCAAAGGGGAATGCAGATAATTACAAAGAAGATAATCGCCTCCTGCTTTTCCTGCTGGAGAAAGTTCCGGCAGGTGATGAGACGGATGAAGCTGAGATAACCCACTATGCCAGGATGCAGAATGTGATGCGTATATTGAAAGACGAAATTCGAGACATGGACTTTGTTTGTGGAGAGATATCCGGTGGTGAGGATATTAATACGGAATGGGAATATGACGTATTTGGCGGATTCAATGGGCTGAGTATAGGACTTAAATTGACGGATTATGACTGAACTGTTTATTGCTGGGGTTTCAGTGGTGTTGCCGAAAGATTTTAGTGTGCAGGTGAAGCGTGAAAATTCTTTTGTTACCAAGAATGGAGAGTACACGTATGATATAACTTTACCGCTTACTAATCGGGTGAATGCAGAGTTGTATAAGCATTTGAATAGGCTGAACTCCATACAAGAAATTGTGGAGAAGCGTTCTGCCGTGTTGATGGCTGATAACCGTGTATATTGCAATGGGATAGAGGTAATAACGGGATGGACAGATGAAACAGTGTCTTTGCAAATTGCAAGCGGAAATTCAGAACTGAATTACTTCATCGGCGGCGACCTTCAGATTTCATTTTTGAAGATGAGGAAAACCGTTCCTGGGTTTGACGGTGATACGGTATCAGGTAGTCCCGATTATTTGAAATATATACAGAAAAGCTATCCTGACGTGGACTATTGCCTGGCACCGGTGAAAGACGACGCAACGGGAGAGATACACAACAAATGGTGCATGGATTCGAGAGCTGGCATATCCAGCACCGGTAATCCGGCAACAGATGATTTTTTCTATGTAACTCCTCAGCCCTACCTGATGTGTTATATTGAAGATTTAATTCGGGTATTGGGTTATAGTCTTGAGTATAACCAACTGACGGATACTATTTTTAAGAACTTGTACATTTGCCACACTGAGTGTACTGACGAATGGTGCAAAATGCTTCCGGGATGGTCGGTCAGTGACTTTTTTAGTGAGATAGAAAAGTTGTTTAATGTAACATTCCTGGTTGACAACAGATATCGTACTGTGCGGATAGCACTCAATGCCTCTTTTTTTGCAGGATGTCAGTCGGCCCATGTGCGGCAAGTGACAGATGTTTATGAGGTGGAGAAAGACGAAGACAACGATGTAGATGATCCCGTTGTGTCTAATGTTAAATATAAATTTGACGATTGTGATTTCTGGAGATGGGCGTCCTTGTCCGAGGCAGTCAAAAACAAGGCTTTATATGACACTATACCTGAAGATTTTGAAGGTTCCGACGGTCGTGCTCCGAGGATAGCGGCATGGTTTTCTATGTCATCGCACAAACGGACAGATACCATATATAAGGACGAAAAGGATGGCAGGGAATATATGTCTCTTGTGGCTGGTGGTGAATCCAACACACTTTCTTATACTATGGTGAATCACTTTGCCGGTTTAGAACGTGAAGACGCTACAAATACGGTGGAACTGGAGATTGTTCCGGCGGCATACACGACGGTAGAAATCAACTCGTATGGCGTGAGAGAGACTACTGTTTATAGGTATTATCTGCCGGTGATTATCGGTGCCGATAAAACAGACACGACACAAGAGACGCTAATAGAGATGATACTGAATAACTCATCACAGCCGTCTGAGTCCAAAAAGACAATATCTTTAGCATTTTATACGAAAATGTCGTATCTGGTGGTTAACAGTGGGGTACAGATGATGTATCCGGTTCCTTACGTTGACGAATATACTCTAAATCTTATATCCGATAGGAGTCAGACGCTTTATAAAACCAACGCCGAAGGTGCCTCGCTTCGTTTTGTTACACTTGACAAGCTGTTGTATCAAGGTGGTTATGATATTGACTATACTAAGGGAGTGAAAATCGAAACGCATGACCCGAACGTCTATGACACTCGGTCAGTGTTTGAAATTCGTAATAAACGGTATATCTGTAAAGAGATGGAATTTACTTTGGATATTTCCGGGCGAAAGGGAGCATGGACGGGTACTTTTTATCCGATTCACATCAGTGATACGGAAGCGGATGCCCGTTGGATACTAACAGACGGCAAATGGCGGGACGGTGGTGTGTGGCTGGATAATGGGCGTTGGTTAGATGATTGATTTTTTTGTTCAATAGTTTAAGTTCGGTGGTTCGTGATGAATAACCGGACTTTTTTTATTGTCCTTTTTCAAGGCATGGTGGCGGGGTACTTTTGCGATATAAATTCAATAGGTATGGCTATAAGTATCAATGATTTCAGAGTTGCCATCCGGATAGATAATTCGGAAGCTAAAGCGAAGTTCGATGAGACGCGGGAACAGATTGCGAAAGTACGTGAAGAAATGCAGAAGCTGGAAGCTGATGGCAAGAAGGATTCGGCAGCGTATAAAGAACTGGAGAAGCAACAGGATAAACTCAATAAGTCGCTCTATGCGACACGTAAAGAGGCAGGACTGACATCGTTAAGCTATAATGAACTTCGTAAAGGAGCACGATCCCTGAAAGCTCAGATGGATAATGCTACTCCTGGCACTGAAAAATGGAAAACTCTGCGGGCTGACTATATGCTGACCAAACAGCGGATGAAGGAACTGGAGGTGCAGGCACGTGATACAAAGTTTTCCCTCTCAAAGATGGCAGACGGATTCAACAAGTATGCGGCCATTGGTGCGGGGGCCATCGCTTCGCTTACCGGTGTGGCGATGACTGCGCGTAAGTGTGTGGATGAGTTTGCGGAGATGCAGGAAGCGGAGAGCCAGGTGCGTAAGTATACCGGGATGACAGCTGAAGAAGTGAAAGGCTTGAATGAGGAATTCAAGCAGATGGATACCCGGACTCCGAGAGAAAAACTAAATGCGCTGGCCGGAGATGCCGGTCGTTTGGGCATTACTGCTAAAAAAGATGTCTTGGAGTTTGTGGATGCTGCCGATAAAATCAATGTGGCATTGGGTGAGGATCTTGGCGAAGATGCGGTAAAGAATATCGGTAAGTTGGCACAGATGTTCGGTGAGGATGAGAAACTGGGACTCCGGGGAGCGATGTTGGCCACAGGTTCCGCCATCAATGAGGTAGCTCAAAATTCATCCGCAGCCGAAGCGTACTTAGTTGCCTTTACCGCCCGCGTTGCAGGTGCGGCAAATCAGGCGAAAGTAGCTCAGGGGGATATCCTCGGATATGCTTCTGTACTCGATCAGAATATGCAGCAACAGGAGATGGCGGCTACTGCTTTCCAGACATTGATGATGAAGATGTTCCAGACACCGGAGAAGTTTGCAAAGATTGCAGGACAGAGTGTTGAAGAGTTTACTTCCCTAATCAAAAAAGATGCGAACGAAGCGATGCTTCAGTTCCTGGATACTTTGAATAAGAAGGGTGGACTGGATCAACTGGCACCTATGTTCAAAGAGATGGGGCTGGATGGTGTGCGTGCATCGGGAGTCATCAGCACCATGGCGGGGAAGATTGATGATATCCGGGATGCACAGAAATTGGCGAATGATGCGTACCGTGATGGCACAAGTATTATCAATGAATTTAATGTGCAAAACAATACGGTACAAGCAGGACTGGATAAGGCGAAAAAGAACTTCAAGGATGTGCGGGTAGAGCTTGGAGAGAAGTTGCAGCCGGTGATGAAGTACATGATAACTACCGGTAGCCTGACGGTGAAGGGGTTGAGTGCATTGGTATCTGTTCTGTATGAATATAAAGGAGCTATTCTAACTGTCACTGCTCTTGTAGCGGCATACACAGCTGCTGTTAAAGCACAAGAGCTATGGGTAAAACGGTTAACTGTTGCAAAAGCATTGGAATGGCTACAGGAGAAGAAAAGCATTATTACGAGAAAAGCATCTTTGAGTGGTACCTTGATACTTAGTGCTGCAAAATATGCTTTATCCGGGAATATAGAGAGGGCAACAACCATGATGAAACGCTTTAATACAGTTTCAAAAGGTAACTTGCTTGGTTTGCTTGCATCATTGGCTGTCGGTGCTGGTATTGCCATATATAAGTTTGCGACCCGCACCTCAGATGCGGAAAAAGCTGTTAAGTCTTTCATGGAACAAAGCGAAAAGGAACGCAACCAACTGCGTACGCTGATTGAGGCGACGAAAGCCGCCGGGGATAAGACTCAGAGACGAAAAGAACTCATAGAAGAAATTAATACTAAATATGGTCAGTATCTTCCGTATTTACTTGATGAATACTCTTCCCTTAAAGATATAGAACAGGCATATCGTGATGTTAACTCAGAGATGGATCGTAATCTGGCAAAAAAAGTTCTTCAGGAAAAGACTGATGAAATCCAGAATGAAACATTGTCTGATAAAGTAGATGAGATGAATGATATTCGCGAGGCACTTGCCGGTACGTTGCCCCAATCTCAGATTGATGACTTCTTGCAAAAAATGATATTGGCGACTGAAAAAAATGTTGCTGCTGGTAATACGGCGAAGAATATCGCTAAAGCTCTCACGAAGAATCTGGAGAAATATTATTCGGATAGGAGTGATATACCAAAGATACAAGGGCAAATTCAGGACTATGTGGAAGTTGTGGAAAAGGCAGCTAAACGTATCAATAAAGTTAAAGCTGAAATGAATCCATTTATCAATACACCTGCTGCAAAGAAAAAGGCAAATGTATTGGATGAAGTGGTGATAACTCCTGATTATAAAGGGAATGCCGGTGGCGGTAATGGTGATGATAAAGCACGTGAAAAAGAGCTTAAAGCCAAAGAGACTGCTTTACAGCAGCACTATCAAGAGCAACAGAATATCCTTAAAGAAGGACTCCTGAATGAGAAGCTGACTCAAGATGAATATCAGCAAGAATTATATAAGGCTGAAGCTATATATCTATTGAACAGAAAGGCCTTACTGGAGGAGTATGGTAAGGATACGTCGCAGATACAAGGGCAGATTTATGACAAGATGATTGCTGAAGCGAACAGGCTCTATCAGGCAACGCAGGTGGTAAATAAGAACACTCAGAGTGATATCCTCGCACAGCAAGAAGGTGACTATCAAGAGCAGGTGCAAGATATCAAGAGGGCTTATCTGGAGGGGGATATCAAGACTGAAGCTGACTATCAGGAGCGGCTGAAGGAGCAGGAGCGGCAGTATCTTGAGGAGCGAAGAGATTTGCTTGCTGCCTATGGCGAAGACACCTCTGGTGTTGATGACAAGTTGCTAGGCATGGATATCAAGGACAAAGAAGAGGGCAAGGCAAAGCAACGGGAATCCGGTTATAAGAAGATTGATAACACCTCTGATTTTGAGCAGAAAAACAATATCCTTCAGGCGATGTATGATGCGGACCTCATTACCTATCAGGAGTATGAGGAAGAGAAGACACGTATCAATGAAGAACATGAGCAACTGCGTGAAGAGAAGACAAAAGCGACATTTGATGTTATCGCTCAGGCAGCGGAAGCGGCCAGTCAGGTAGTCAGTGCGTTGCAGGATGCAGAGATAAGCAAAGTTACCCGGAAGTATGACAAGGAAATCAAAGCGGCCAAGAAAGCCGGCAAGGATACCACGAAACTGGAGGAGGAGAAAGAAGAGGCAATCAACCAGGTTAAGAAGAAATATGCCGATAAGCAGTTTGCAGCAGCTGTATTACAAATTGTCGCAACAACAGCTATGGCAGCCATACAGGCCTATAATGCAGTAGTTGGTATTGTTCCTGTTGGTCCGGTACTTGCTCCAATTGCTGCAGCAGCTGCTGTAACAGCTGGTATGGCTCAGCTGGCATCTGCAAAACAAGCACGGGACGAAGCGAAGGGGCTGAAGGAAGGCGGTTATTCGGATGAGTATGTACAAGGTTATACAAAAAATGGTAATCCGGATGATGTGGCCGGAGTGATACCCGTGCATAAGAATGAATTTGTGGCCAACCACGAAAGTGTGGCTAATCCGCACGTTCGCCAGTTTTTGGATGTGTTTGATGTGGCTCAGAAAAATGGTACGATCCGGATGATTAATACCACTCAGATACTTGAGCAAGTGAGAACTCGCAGCGGAAAGTATGCAGGTGGTTTTGTGGATACCGGAGAGTCTTCAGGTTCTTCTTTTGCGGCTTCCGATATCTCATCTTCCGGACTTACACCGGAACAATGGAAGCAACTCGTTGAACTGATGAAAGAGAATAACCGGTTATTACAGGTGGTTTGTAACAAGGAGTTGATTGTTGATGCTCGCAAAGTGCGTGATAGTATTAAGAGGGTGGAACAGTTAGAGAAAAATGTGAGCCGTTGAGATGTCCTTTTTGGAAAGTGACCCGAATAATACCTTTGCAACATGGAAGTATACGAGGCTATAAATGAAATGAGACGGTGTAGTGAACGAGGAGAGAGCTTTTCCTTCGCGTTCATGAGCTACAGCTACGAACGCCGGAAGAGTGGCGGTATTGTGAAGATCGAACGTGCCCGGCTTCGCAAGCAGAGCCGGAAAGAGAATAACCGCTTTGCGGACTATATGCTGAATTTTATCGACCTGGATACAATGGACTATGAAATGTGCTGGCAACCCCTGTTGTTGGAGTTTAACGGCCATGAACTGGAGCTGAGATAATTATGGATAATAAGTACGAAAATATAGTTCCCTGGAATGGTGCGCAGGATACCGGTAGAGATGTACGCCTGAAGCTGGATAGGAACTTTGACAGGATAAAGACTAACTTTGAAGAACTGCTGAATGAGCTGAAGAAAAAGTTGTCTAACAGCGAACCGGATGAAGCTGCTGAAGTTATAGCATTTCTCAAAGGATTAAAGGTTAGTGATAGTCTGATATCCCGTTTGCTTTTGAGAGACACTGAGGTTGATGAACTGCTTGACACAGATATTATGTCGGCATTGCGAGTCATGGCGGAGATCTACGAAAATAATGATAACTTGGAGAAATTGTTTCTCTCAAAAGTCAAGAAGGACAGAGCGGCGGAGCACATCACTTTTGAAAAAGGCGGAACTGCGGAGAATGGTTTTATTGTGCGCCTTCCAAAACAAAACACCCCGGCCTCTTTAATGTCTTGTTTGCTTGAAGAGGATATCGACACGCTTATCGAAGAGGATGAGGACGCCATCGTAGAAGTTGCTCCGGCGGAATCGACCGGAGACATGACCCTTGGAGGGTTGATGAATGTTGCGCCTGCCGCTGATGAAGTGGATGACAAAGAGGATTATGTTATTGTAAAACTCAAGGGTGAGTCCGAATGGTCGCTGTTACCTGCAAGTAGTATCGGTGGTGGCGGGTCAGGTACCATGTACAGCGTATATATCCGTAATAATATGCCTTCTTTAGGATTTGCAGCACAGTATGGTGAAGAATGTGTGCTTGACTTTACCTTCGTCTCACAGTATCGGGATGACATCAGCGAGCCTTATAAACCGACCGGAGAATTGGGACTCTGTACCATCATGGTGAAGAACTCGAAGTATGTTGACTTTACTGTAGTCAAGCAAATGGAAATATCCTCCAATGTCTCCGTCAAACAAGATGTCTCTGAATGGTTGACCAGCGGCAGCAACAATATCAAGATTACCATCAAGGGAGAAAATACCGACCAGACAACGGCGCCTGTTACCTATGTGGTTCAGCTAACTTCTCTTGGTGTGAGTACCCCGAATTTCGCTTGGTGGACGGCTTTTTCCGGAGATATTGCTATCCCGATGATCGTTAACGGCAATATCAGCAAGACGCTGCATGTGACTGTTACCGGTGATGATTATAACCAGAGCTACAGCCAGAATCTTGGAACGGCCGTATATCTGGATACTCCTTATATCTATACGCTTCCGCATCCGGGAACTACCGGTGTGTATAATGTGAGCTTTTATTTGTCCAATTCGGATAATACCATCCAGACAAAGGCGGTTTCAATAAATATCATGTGTATTTCTGCCGGAGAAACGATAAAGCTCATGTGTGTGAATAATGTTGCCGAACAGTTGACCAACTGGCAGGATAATACCGTGTTTGACTATGCGATCTATGACGGTGCTTCTGCCTTGACTGATGCTTTATTCTCCATTACGAAGGGCGGTAGTGAGGTTTATAGTTCCGAAAATGATTCCATTACCACGAATGCCAAACAGACTCTCACTTATCCGATGGAGGTTGATACGGATGATGATGCTAACTTTGATGTGGTTGTGTCTGTGACCAGCGGCAACAATAACCTGATTGATCCGATCACACTGAATGTGAATAACTCCCTCGGATACTCGGCCACTGCCGGAGCTGCACTCTATATTAATCCCCGTACGCGCAGCAATTCACAATCCAACAGTCGCAGCATAGTTAATGAAGTGGATAAGTCGGTTATCCCTGTCACTTGGAACAACTTCAACTGGGGTAACGATGGATGGGTATCTGATGACGACGGCGTGAAAGCCTTGAAGATATTTGCCCGGAGTTCCGCCGTGATAGATTATCAGCCGTTTGCTGTGGAAGCGGCGCGTAGAGGAAAGACTATTGAGGTTGATTTTAAGGTGGAGAATGCTTCGGATGCCAGCAAGAACATTATTACTATCGCTGAGGGAAATGTCGGCCTGAAAGTATCCGGTGAGAATATCTCTTTCTTCTCCCAATCGCGACATGATAGTAGTACGCAGGATGTCCCTACTGACAACGGTGTACGTATGCGCTTGACAGTTGTAGTGATGCCTGATGCCTACGGAAATGCAGGGTTTAATATCGTCGCCATCTATATCAACGGAAAGAAGAACCGGCAGTACGCTTATGAGAGCAATGACTATTTTCGCAATAGTGGCAAGATAGTTCTGGGCAATGATTATGCCAACTTATATCTGTATGGGTTGCGTGTATATGATTCGGCGCTAACTTCGGAAGCCGTACAGAAGAATTATATCAATCAGCTTGTGACTACCGATGAGAAACAGACAGAGAAGAGTATCAACCAAGTGCTGGATGGTGAAGGTGTGAATATTGACTTCAATGCTACGAAGATGCTATACAATGTATTCGTGGTTGATAAGCCTTTCCCTAACCTGAATAACCCTTCAGGCGTGGCGGGTAATCTGGAAGTCTTCTTCAAGGATAAACCGGAAAGGAATTTCACGCTCACCAATCTGTTGGTTGAAGGCCAGGGAACTACATCAAAGATGTATCTGGAGTGGAATATCCGCTTCAAGATGAAGGGATTGAAAGATGCTGAGGGTAATAAGATAAACTCTATTGCCACGTATGCCGACGGGACCACAGACAAAAACAAAGTACTCATGTTCGACGGTGTGCCGAAGTCCGGGCGTCTGACGGCTAAGAAGAATTGGGCGAGTTCCATGCAGGACCACAAGGCCGGAAGTGTAGCCGCTTACAATGACCTATACAAAGAGATTGGTATGAAGAATGAGGCGATGACCACCGATCCGCAGATACGCGTAGCTGTTTATCAGGAACCGTTCATCGGATTCTCTAAGTCTATCAATGAAGAAGGTCAGGAAGTATATACCTGCATGGGAGAATTTACGTTCGGTCCGGATAAAGGAGATGATCTTTGTTTCGGTTATGACACAGAAGCTTTCCCTGCCTTGTTATCTGTGGAAGGTTCGGATAATGCTCCGCTTGGGGCTTTGTTTCGCGTACCTTGGAATACGCAGAAATCATATTGGGCCTACAATGCTGATGAAGAAGCTTTTCAGTATAACAATACCAATTGTTGGGATTTCGATGCCGGTGAACTGAACGCCGATGAAACAGAACCGTTGTCTGCTCAAAAGTGGATAGATGCGTATAATGCCGTATATGTCTGCAATAATCGTATCAGACCGTTCAAGGGAACACTTGCCGAACTGAACAATGCCATAACTGAATATCGCAGTACGGGTTATGAGTATTGGATTGCCAAGTCCGGTGACGCCAACCTGTACAATCTCTATTACTACGAGGCAGCGGAAGGAAAGTTCATTCCTTCAGACATTGGGAACGGCCAGATCAATCTAAAAACGCAGTTGGCGGCATACCTTGCATCCGACCTGTCCGCATTTACATCCGACCAACTGAATGAGCTGTTCATCAATTCACGCGGGCAGTTGTTCCGGGCGACTGTGCCAAATTACTTCGACATCAACGACGCTGTATTCCACCATAATTTCGTTGAGTTCACTGCCGGAACCGACCAGCGGGCGAAGAATACTTATCCATATAGTTTCTGTACAGCCGGGAGCAAGTGGAGATGGCGATTGGATGATGCCGATACCATTTTCCCGATCGACAACCAGGGACAGGACCGCAAACCCTATTGGTGTGA